CAAAGGTATTACCACTGATACGTTGGATGAAAAGAACATTCTTACTGCCTTTGACAATATGATGGTTGATTTTGATGAGGAGAGAATTCCAAACCAAAACAGATATCTGTACGTTACACCTAAAACCAATGAAATCTTAAAACGTGCTGAGACAATGAACCGTGGTTTAACGCTAAAAGATCCAAATAGTGTACAACGTACGGTTTACAGCCTTGATGATGTCACAATTACGGTAATTCCATCCGACTTGATGCAAACTGCCTACGATTTCACAGTTGGCGCAAAGACAATTGATGACTCCAAGCAGATTGAAATGATGTTGATCTACAATGGCGTGCAAATTGCGCCAGAGAAATATACTTTTGCAGGTTTTGATTCACCAAGCGCTAAATCAAGCGGTAACTGGCTTTATTACGAGCAAACATATAATGATGTTCTACTACTTAATACTAAGACGGCAGGAATCCAGTTTGTGATTGCAGATAAGGTTGCTCCACAGGCTCCAACTACTAAGACAGCATCTAAAAGCGGGAAGTAAAAATGGATGATGAAAGAAAAAAGGAGATTAAATATAAGGTCGCCCAATTATTAGGTGACAAGGCAAACAACGATCTGATTGATTTTAGTGTAGATAGAGTAATTCAGTCTGTAGCAAACTTCACCAATATTCCCGTTGATGAATTGCCACCAGAAATAGACAGCACTATCACAGCAATGTGCCTTCAATTAATACAGACACACGAATGGACTGGTAATGATGTGGTTAACTCAATCAGTGAAGGCGATGTATCGGTTAACTTTGGCTCGCCTGCTGAAATATATGCTCAGGTGCAGAAACTTAACCCAGTTACTGATGACTTTATCAGCGACCTAATTCATTTTAGGAGACTACCACAATGATTGATGCGCTAAATAAATTGAAAGACATAGCTCCGATGTTATGGACTGACAAGGTTACTATTCAGGCTACTAAAAAAGTAGTTAATGAGCACCACATAACCACCAGTGAGCCTGTGACAGTCGTTTCAGATGAGCCAGCTAAGGTTATACTCAAAGGTTTAAAGGCCAGTGAGCAGTCTTTCTTTGGCTCTGATGAGTATGATGCAACGCTATTGCTCAGAACAGGAATAGATGTGCCTGCAGGTGCCACTATTATAGTGACTGATGTTAATGGTAAGGTGACGAAGTATAAACGTAGTAGCAAAGGCTATTCTGGTTATGTGAGCCACCAAGAAATCGCAATGACAAGGGATGAAAAAGCATGAGTGCATTTGGAGATTTAGACAATAGCCAGTTTGAAGAGTTTGCCAAACATGTTAATGCTGAGATATCAGGTGGTCAGCTGAAGAATGAAGTCAAAAAAAGCGTTAAGAATGTGGGAGAGACCTATAAGCGCAATGCGGAAGCTAACACTCCTGTTAAAACTGGCGATTTAAGAAGGAGTTGGCAATTAAATGGTCCGTTTTTTAGTGGCACTGATATCTCAGTAGAGTTACGCAATAGCAAAAACTATGCTTCTTTTGTTGAAAATGGACATAGGCAGACGCCAGGCAGATATGTACCTGCGATTGGTAAAAGACTAAAAGCAAGCTGGGTTCCTGGTCAGCATTTCCTGCAGAAAGCCACTAAGCAAACGTCAAACCAAATTCCACAATTGATTACGCCAGTAATGGATGACATTTTAAGGAGGTTGTTAGATTGACAATAATTGAAAGGATTGCTGACGAGATAGCACGGCTATTCCCTGATGCAACCATCTACACAGAAAATCAAGCAGACGGTTTTAATGAGCCGTCTTTTTTTATTGAAAAAATTGATACCAGCGAAGCTCCTGAAATGTTTGACAGACAATATCGCAAGTATGCCTATCAGGTAATTTATTTCCCAAATCCAGACAATCCCAAAACTGACATGGAACGTATGGAGGACTACTTGTTGAGTGGATTATTAGAGCTAAAGGACTATGCCCCACTTAGACATATTCAGGTAACACAGCAGGAAGACAACACGCTGGTTTATCAGTTTGAAATATGGGGTAGGTTTTACCCGGATAAAAAAGATGAAATTAAATTAAACGATGAAGAAGTGAAGGGAC